AGAGAGTTAACAGATAGAGGAGAACCAATATTATGGCAAGCACCTATAATATCCTAAGCACTGAAGAATTAGAGGTACTAGATGAAGCTCTAGTGAGGAGTACAATGAAGACAATGAGCACTCTGAAACTAAGTGGAGAAGACTTTATAAATATGCCATCCTTCCTAATAGAATTAGAGGCTCTAGATAAAATAAGGGGTTTCACATGACCTTGAAACTGAAGTACAATGAAGTATCTGTACTTCGAGGGGAGTTACTCAAGAAGAACAAAGACAGATGTCCTATCTGTAAAGAAAAGATAGTACAAGGGGAGGCAGCATTAGACCACTGCCATAAGACAGGTCATATACGGAATACTGTGCATAGGGACTGTAATATCCTCCTAGGAAAGATAGAGAACTACATAGGACGTTACGGTAAGAGACTCCGTAATACTGAAGTTCTCGATGTGGCTCTTAGTCACATAGTTGAATACATGACTCAGGACTACACAGAGAATCCTTTTCATCCTACACATAGGACAGAAGAGGATAAGCAAGTGAGGAACTGGAGACAAAGAATGAAGAAAGCTAAGAGAAAAGAAACCAAAGATAAGTATAAAAAGCTTATACAGGAGTTCGACGATGCTAGAAAAATATAACTACTGGATCTCTTTGATACATAGTGGAGATACAGACACATTAATAGAGGAGATAAATGAAGAACTCTTCCTCCTCTCACCACAGGCAGGTGAAGAGGTTGACATCACATTCGCAGAAGCTTGGAATTTTGCAGAGGATTATGTACATGAAGATTTTTAAAATAAAAACAACACAGAAAGTTAGTCCTAATGTAACACATTTAATGATTCCAGATACTCAATGTAAACCTGATGTCGATATGTCTCACCTAAGTTACATAGGTCAGTACATAGTGGATAAGAGACCTGAAGTTATTGTACACATAGGCGACCACGCTGATATGCCTTCTCTAAGCTCCTATGACAGGGGCAAAAAGAGTGCAGAGGGTAAGAGGGTTCACTTAGATATTGAAGCCAGTATAGAGGGCATGAGGCTTCTTCTACAGCCCTTACATGAGCTACAGAAACAACAGAAGAGGAACAAGAAGAAAGTCTATACACCTAAAATGGCTCTCACTCTTGGTAATCATGAAGAACGTATCATGAGACACGCAGATAACAATCCAGAGTTAGCAGACTTCTTATCTTATGATAACTTGAAGTACAAAGAATTTGGATGGGAAGTACACGATTACTTGAAACCTGTAATTATTAATGGTGTAGCTTATTGTCACTTCATGGCTAATCCTTTCTCAGGTAAACCTTATGGAGGCACTGCTCAGAATGTATTGAAGCAGGTAGGCGAGAGTTTCTGTGTAGGGCATAAGCAGACACTAGATGTAGCTACAAGATTCTTACCTGCTAGTGGTAGACAACAGTGGGGTATTATAGCTGGAGCATGTTATGCTCATGATGAAGGTTACAAAGGACATCAAGGTAACCATCATTGGCGAGGTATAGTAGTTAAGCACAACGTACAGGACGGTAGCTTTAACCCTATGTTCGTTGACTTAGATTATTTGAAAGAGAGGTACGAATCACATGATTAACTTCAAACAGTTCAAAGACCACGTAGTGATTCCTACGTTGAAGTACTTAGAGAACGAGATACCTTATAGTGATGAAGCTGTAGACCTCCTCATGATGACTGCTGCACATGAGAGTAAAGGCGGTAAGTTCCTAAGACAAGTGGGAGTACCTGATGGTGTAGGAGCTTATGGTGTCTATCAAATGGAGTTAGAAACAGCAGATGATATTTGGTCTAACTTCCTAGACTACAGAAGCTTAGGTAAAGTCATTGACGATGTAGTAAGTAGTATTAGTGAAGATAGTTTGATTACTAACCTTACTTACGCTACAGCTATGGCAAGAGTGCATTACTACAGAGTACCCCATGCTATACCAACGAAGGGTGATAGCGGTTACTTAGATAAGCTTGGTAGGTATGCTAAGAAGCATTACAATACTCCATTAGGTAAAGCTACTAGCAGTAAGTACGTATTAGATTATTTAGAGTGGAGGGATAGTTAATGAAAGGTATTGAAGTTCAGCTTGTAGATAGTATGGGAGGTGACTTATCTATTTCTAACTCAGCTCGTGTATCCTTTGATAAGTGGAAGGAGACTATGGATGAGAAGGATGCTAAGTTAATAAACTACTTAGGCGAACACCAACACATGACACCTTTCAGACACAACTGTGTACAAGTGAGATGTGTATCTCCAATCTTCTTAGCCAGACAACTTATGAAGCATCAGGCAGGACTCACATGGAACGAAGTAAGTAGACGATATGTGGAGGATGGTATTGAGATGTTTTACCCAGAGGGATGGCGAGCTAGACCTGATAAGAGTATCAAGCAAGGCAGTGGAGGAGGTAATATTGAGTGGGTAGACAGGACGATGCGTACACACACAGTATACCTAAAAGCTATTAATCAAGCAGTAGAAACTTACATGCAAATGATTGAAGCAGGTGTTGCGCCAGAAATGGCTCGCATGGTTTTACCACAAAGTATGTTGACAAGTTGGATATGGACAGGTAACTTACTTGCATTCGCTCATATATATAACCTGCGAATCAAAGAGAACTCCCAGCTAGAAGCACAAGTCTTCGCTGAGAAGTTAGGAAACATAATCAAAGAGCAATTCCCAGTAGGTTGGGAAGCCTTGACAGGAGATAAATGATGACACATTACCACAAAGAACTAGAAGATTACGTAGCAGCTATAGAAGATAAACTACTAGAACCAAAAGTAAGTAAGTACCACAAGAAAATTCGGAATCATGGCGTTACTGTTGATGTATATGATGTTCTAGATGCTTACGGTGTAGAGAACCCTGCTGTAGCACATGCAGTCAAGAAGATGTTAATGGCAGGGAAAAGAGGCTATAAAGACTTCCAGCAAGATATACAGGAAGCCATAGACAGCTTAGAGAGAGGAAAAGACTTCCCACCTCTACCTTTCTAGCAAATAAAGGGGGGCTTATATAGCCCCTTTCTTATGGGTTGTAATCTAAACCACCTTCATACCAAGACACACGACCACTTGCTTTCATCGCAACATTATCTTCATTAATAACCCTGAATAAGTATACGGAGTTAGCCTCTAGTATTCTTTCCACTCCTAGTGTAGGCATAACAGACGATACATGCCTATTCCCATTAGAGGCACTACCTATTGCATACGCCTTTGATGATACGGGAGTCCCTGTAGAAGTTGTTGTAGTCGCACCTACTAAAGATACCAATGGCGTACTGTTAGCACCTTCTCGGTAGTTATAGATAGGAACAGAAGTTCCTCCAGTATATGCTGGGTTTTTAAACCACTGTGTGCTTGAGAGTTCTGTATCAAACGCAAGACTCATGGCTTTTATAGCAAGAGGAGCAGTACCTGTAGTGACTACGATGTCGTAAGTCCCTCCACCAGCAAGGCTGGGAATGTAAAAAGCAGACTCGAACTGAACCCCTAGTTTACTATTAACTTCTGTATAAGATTGTGTAGTAAAAGCCTGTAAGCCACTCTGCATATTCAAGAGAAACTTACCAAGATTTGTTACGGCTGAATTAAAAGTTACCATAAAAATTCCTATATAAATTGTGTTGTTATTTTATTACCATTTAACCTTATCAGCCCAGTATGCTGCACTCATTTTACCTTTAGCTATATTTTTAGCATGACGGGCTTTGAATGATTTGCGTTTAGCTTTCATCTTCTCTCCTTCACCAGCCTTAGCCTTCCCTGCTGTAGATGCACCTTGCTCCCCGAATCGGATAGTCTTAATTTTATCTCCGACCTTTGCTACAACTACATGGCTCTTAGTAGGATGACTAGGAGTCTTCTTAGGTTTATTGAAACCTGATACTCCTGCTCTACTTAATCTAGAATCTTTCTCTGGCATATTACTTCCTCTTACCTTTACGTTTCATTCCAGCGTAGCTACCGTTGTCTGCTCTATTAGCAGTCTTAGAACGTACCCTAGTATTACTCTCCTCCTTACTTCCTCCGTTACGTAGAGGCTTCTTGTGGTCTATATCCTTACCATCCCCTTTAGAAACCTTACCTTTCTTTATAGCTTGGTTACGAGCTTTGTTCCTAGCTGCACGTTCTTTCTTGGCTTTATCTGTAGAATTATAAGCTCTCTGTTGTTTACTTCTCGCAGATGCAGTAGCTGATGTTTCACCTTTCTTTGGCATAATTTCCTCTTAATATGTCATTCATCGTATAATATAGACCGTTCATCGCATTTATGCTTGACAGCTTTTCAAATATCCAGTACTTTATAAAGATAATCCATAAGTAATTATATATATCATCATCATCATTGATTAGCTACTACAAAACTTCTAACAATCTCTGTTTTTAAGTAGTTAGTCTCCTCCTCTGTAGCCCCTAACTTATCTAAACTATTAAAAAACTCATCTATAAACTTATTATATGACTTAACATTATTACTAATAGCACCTCTTTGATTCCAAGTTACTTTTAAAGTTTCAGGGTTTACTGCATTAAGTCTATTAACTGCTTCGACTGTGTCAAGACTTACTCTGTTTCCTCTAGGAGGAAGTGCCCTTGTCAGAACAGAAGGATCAGCAGGTACTTTTTCTGTTAGCAGTTGGGGTATAGCTCTACGTAAAAACTTCTCCCCATAATCTAAAATACCCCCTATAACCTTATCTTGTTTTTCAGGGGAAAGTAAGTAAGAAGGCGTGCCTTTAGAAATAGCTTGCACGTAAGTAACAAACCCACCTTTAGTAAGCATCTCTTCTTGAGTAGCGTCACTTCCTTGTAAATCCTCTAACACAACGAGTTCAGTATAAGCATCCTTTACATCTTTAGGAATATTCTCATCAGCATTTTTAAAAAGGTCTTTAGTTCTTTGAAAACTTAATTGTTTATTTTCATTGTCTTTTTTAATATCTTCATCTGTAAATAAATCAGCAGGTGTTTTTGGAGAACCTATTCTAAATACTGCTGTCATATCTGCTCCTATAGCCTCCTCCCCTATAGCATTTTCTGTCATGGCATTTACGAATGTGTCACCAAGAGCGCCTTGCAGATACCCTTTAGGTAAAAAATCAGAAAACATCATGAGTGTAGCAAGGTTTTTTTGTGAAGGAGTTCCTGCATTTTTCATATTTAGTACGGTGTTTGATACTTGATATTGCTTTAAGTTTGAACTTGTTGTTTTAGCATCCTCCATAGAATATCTTCTTTTAGTAATATCAAAGATGGCTAACTCTGACCCCAACATTTCTTTTGCTTGGTTAGGTGTAAGATAGATATCATTAGCTGCTGCTGTTTTAACAGCTTGACCTATGTATAAAGATTTTAATTCATCTGTTTTCCTCATACCCTCTACTAGTGCAGCAGGATCATTAAAATCCATATTATTAAATATTTTACGGGTCTCAGCTTTTGCTGTATTATCTGTTACAGACGTAAAATCTACAATAAACTTAGCTTTCGCTATATCCATTTTCTTTGAAGATACCGTCAATTGACTTGATTCTAAGTCAAGAACGTCTTTTTTATATTGCGCGTTAGCTTTCTTTGCATTACCAAGTAAGATAAAGTTCGTTAATTCCTCATCTGTTCCGTTTATATCAAAGTCTGGAGGGAGATAAGGAGCTAGAAGGCTGAGGTTTGCTTGAAGATTTTCTCTATCTTCTGCTTTTTTTTCTAAAGCGGCATCTGCTGAACTCATTGCTTCGGCTGAAGTCACACCTGTAACTTTGTTTGTCTCTGTTCTAATACTCCACCATTCTTCAGCGGAATAGTTTCTTCCTAGTCTTGTCTCTCTTAGATCTATATCTGTAGAAGATACACCTTGTTTGCTTAACATCCTAATCTGTCTAAGTTTTTCTTGTCCAACAGCCATGCGTTGAGCTTGTTCAGACATAGCTTCTTTAGCTAGAGTTAACTCTTTTTTAGCTTGATTCTTAGCATAAAACTCTAAACCTGTAGATGCTAGGTTAACTAAATCTGCGCCAAGGCTGTTAGAAGGCGCAGCAAACTGAGGATTGCTTGATGCAGTTTTGGTTAATTGTGTTATATCTTTAGTGAACTCTGTCATATTATTTTCCAAATGCTTTATCTATTTCAGGGATTATTGCTTTAATTACTGTAATCTGATTATCTATTTGCCTTCTCATTTCATCTGTACTCGCATCTTCTTTAAGAGATTGCAATTCTGGAATGATTTCTTCTAAAGTTCTTTGATCTAAGTAAGGTTTAAAGTATCCCATAAAATCTTTACCTGTATCAGGAGATACGTAACGAGACAGTGATTCAACTATTTCTCCTCTTTTTAAGACATCTACAGAGTTTGTTGCTATACCTGAATATTTACTAGCTATTTCTAATACTCCTAAATAACTATTTTCTTTAACTAGATCTCTGTGCATTGCCCTAGAAAGAACTTGAGATAAAGTTTTAACTGCATCGTTATTAGCCGCAGAAGTAGAGCTAAATTCTTGCCACCTATCCTGTATAGCAGTAGGTGTAAAGTTACCAAGTTGCGCTAGAGATTCATACTTAGTAACAGGTAAGTTCCCAGACAGACTTGATTTGTAAACATAGTTACCAAGATGATAAGACATATAAGCTCTTTGATAATCACTTATTCCTGCAATATTACCTAGAACTTCGGATATTATATGACTAGCTTTTTCATCGTATTCAAAACCTTCTGCCCCAGATATAGCATATACAGCAGTTGCTGTTTTCCCTAGCACACCCACAACATATCCTGCTGCACCTGTTACAGCTAATGTCCCATTCAATGCAAATTCTTTCACATGATAATCATAAAAAGTATCTACTACAGAAGCAGGATGCATCTTACTTGAAAAATCAACTTGCCCTTCAAACCCCATAGCATTAACTGAAGAGTTTATAACTTGATTCATTATATTCCCCTGCAAAGTTTCTCTAGCTATAGGATTCTCTATTTGATTAATAGCGTCTTCTACTTTAGAGCCAAGGAGTCCTCCAAAAATACCTTGAGGCCCAAAGATCGCATATGTAGCAATTAAAGAACCTGCCGCTTGCAAATGACTACTAGCCAAAGGAGACACCCTTTCAGGAACTTCTTTACCTAAAGCTTTTAATACAGGGTCTTTAGTGAGCTTTAATACAGGGTCAACAATTACATCTAAGTAAAGTTTGTGTACGTGCTGAGTAAACTGAAACATAGGACTTAGTAAAGAAGACTTTGATTGATAGTCAAATTGATTTACAGAGTTCTGAGTTTGAGTAATTTTTTGAGCATTGAAACTCATGTCAGCTTTAGTCGAAGCATCAAACTTCTTTCCGTTTTTAATTACGTTTTTTTGGAACTCGGACATATAAGCAGCTAAGTTTACTAACTTAATAACTCCCTCTTGGCCTGCTTTAGAAGCTGTAAAAGGAGACATCACAAGATTTTTACCTACATTAAAAGCATTCCCTTTTTTTGTAGAAGCAGCGTCCAAACTGCTTTTTTGAACAAGCTTCATAAAATCATCTGACATACCAACAGCATCCCAGAGACCGTTATTTTTCATTTCTTCTATAAAATTTCTTGCAAGCTTCTCATCAATACCCATAGCTTTAGCTAAATTTTTAATATTTTTAGGTGTAGTATTTTTTAACGCTGAAAGAGTAGGGATTAAATTCTTAACCGTATGAGCCATTTCTACGGGATACTTTTCTGCTACATATATTAATTGAGCTGTATTCTGTATAATTTGAAATATAGGTCTTCCTACAATCACCATCTGTGTAGCAAAATTTTGAATAGCACCTGATATTCCTTGACTGTCTACACCAATCTTTACATTGCTTTTCATAAAGTTATTTATAATTTTATAACCTTCACCTTCTTGAACCTTTGATATCCCCTCAATATAGTTGTGCCATTGCTTTGCTTTCTGAGCTACATCTGTAGGTATGCCAGACGTATCAATCATGTCTTCAAACCTGCCGCTGTAAGATGTCCCACTTTTATTCTTAAAATAGTTTTCAAATTGTTTAAGAAACCTTGAACGTAAACTATTTATAATATCGACATCAAGCTGTCTTTCTACACTACCAATAGTTCTTGATAAAGATTCTAAAACACCAAGAGTTTCAGCAGCCTCTAGTCCATCTGAACCTCTAAGTATTTCTCCTCTTTGCTTTGTATGTACTCCTGCATATCCATATTGAACGCTACTCTCATCCCCGTATATCCCATCAAGGTCTTTGTTTTCTCTTGCTCTCGTATAAGTAGCTTCCACACCTTCTTTTTCCAAAAGGTCAGCAGTTGCTTTCTTTGCTTGTTCTTCTGTTTTAACAATGTGCGTTGTTGTAAAGCTCTTCTCTTCAACTCCGTCAACAATACGTGAAACAGGGGTCTTAACAGTCCATCCAGTTTCTTTATAAAATCTATCTATATGACCAGCTCTTTGATTTAAAACAATAGCAGGAAGTTCTTTTATATCTTTTTTATTAGAAATAACAAGTCTTCGGTATTCCCCAGACTTATCTATTATAGCTTTATCTAATTTTATAACAGTTTGTGATGGATCTAGGCTTTCAACAAGAACATCTTTTTTAGTCTTTATATCATAAACTTTTTTGACTTCAGGTTTAAGAACAACAGAACCTCTATATACTTCATCCCCAATTGTTACATCCTTAATATCTCTAGCAACAAGAGATTTTCGATATTTTTCATTTCTTATTTGATAAATATCATCCATAAGTTTTTGTATACGAAGATATCTTTTATAAGTATTTTGAGATTCTTCAGCAGTTCTCCCAACAATTACAGCAAACTCATCTACACTTTTAATCCAATCTTGACCATCGTTGTCTGTATATTTTAAAGCGTGAGTAAGACTATTTACATCTTCAGAACTCATTGGTTTTAAACCTGCCTTTGCAAGAATACTATTATCCTTAGAAAAAATAGATTCTAACTCCGACTGCATCTTTTGTGCTTGAGACCTGTTATACCCTTTTAAGGCAAAAACCCCTTTTAATACATCTTCTCCCAGCCTTCTAATTGGATCTAATATATTAGAAGAAATATTAGTTATATTGTTTACATCTACGTATAGATTTTTTGTATCGTATCTAGGATTAAACTCATGCTTCTGCTGTACTTCTATATACCACTTACCATTCCTTTTTACGACAACTTTCTTATCCACACCAATCAGAGCATTATTCATAGCTTCTTCAGCTAGAGAAAACGATTCAAAACCCTCATCACCATCACCAAATAGGTATTTAAAGTTACCAAGAGAGGCTTCATCTGCGTTGTCTGTTAGTGTTACGGGTTTACCTATTGCTACTGAGCTATCCTGTAATTTTAAAGAACTCCCTGTAGAACGAGCCAAAGCTTTAGCTCTTCTTGCCCCTGCTACAAGAACATCTTCATCTACTAAAATTAATTCATTAACAACATTATTTAAGTTAGGGTATCCTAAATCTGTAGTATCAGAAGGTGTAGGTAAAAGTCTTGCAGCTATAGCTTGAGGAGAAAGTCCTACCTCCTCTGCGAAGTTTTTTAAACCTTTTGATTTAACTCCATTATGAAAACTAGATAATTTTTCTTTAACAATTTGGTCATAAGCAGAAGTTTCCGTTCTTGTATCATACACAAACTCTACTTTACGCTCTCCTGTTGGCTCAAATAAATCCTCATCTGCTGCTCTCCCGTCTTTCTTAAAAGCATCTAATCTTGAAAGTTTAGACTCCGCTGTAGCAGCAACATCGAACTCATTAACCATTTCTTGAACAGCACCTTGCCTCCGAGCAATAGCATCTAGTTGTTTTTGTTTTTCTTGATTTACAATTTTTAAAGCATCTTTAAACTTTATTTTCTTTTCTTTAGCCAAAGCTCTGGCTTCTGTATTTGTATTAGTTTTAGAAACCTCGTCTTTTAATTTACCAAGTTCCTTTTTTTCTTTTTCTAAATTTATACGAAACTCACGAGTTCCTTTTTTATCAGCAGCTTCAGATAAATCTTTTCTTATATCTCTTACATTTTCTGATATTTTTACACTGGTCGGTTGCTTAACAACAAGGCTATTACGAGCTTCAGTAAAAGGTACATAAGACAATCTTTCTGGAGTTAATACCGTATCTTTATCAGAAGGAAAAATACGAGAAGCAAGGAATTTCATTAAGCCTTTAATGCCTCTAACATAACCTTTGAACTCTGCTCCAAAAATTGTTGCGTTAATAGCCGTTTCTAATATATCGGAATACTGTGCATCTGTCGTTTCATTCCCTTGTATAAAACCTAACCCACCTTCTCTAATCGCACTTTGCAATCCATCGAGTTGATCTATAACTAATAAAGAGTTATTGTTAGATATCAGTAAAGTTTCTGTTTCTAGCCAAGTCTCTACTAGTTTATTAAAAACTTCTTCTTGCCTTTCAACTGGCGCACTCTTTATCTTGTCAAGAGCTTCTGATAATCCATTATTGAATTTAACCCATTCTTCTGTAGCCACTGTAGTTGGTAGAGCGTATTCTACTACATCAAAAAGAACTCCTAAAAGATTTGTATTCTCCCATACACGTTCTTGCATCTTAGCTAACTCTGTAGACCTAACAGCATCTTTTTCTATATTAATAGATAAAGAACGCATTCGATCAGAAGGTATGTTAAGAGATTCAACAATAAAATTCTGTCTCAAATCCAGCATTGAAACAGGTTTACGTGGTGTATTTGCAGCATCTTGTAAAATAGTACCTAAATCATAAGAATTTTGTGCTAAGTCTACTTCTTTTGATATTCTAGAAATTTCTAGTTCTTGGTTTGAATTTGATATTAAAGATACGGCTTCTGAAATAGAAGCTGTGCCACCAGATTGGAATTCCTCTGATAACTCTTCTCGACCTCTTTCTAGAAGAGGAGATAGCAACATCGACATTTCAGAAGAACCTATCTTACTCATAGCCGTATCAACAATAATTTCATCTTCAAATAAAGCAGCAAAATCTAAATCAGGTAGAGATTGAAACAACCCTCCCGAAAAAGATGTATCTACAACAGCATCAGCTTCTCTTTGTTCCCCCACCTTACCACCTTGTAAAGGCTCTCCACTTCCTCCACGTACAGCATTCTCTTCACCTTCCTTCATTTCAAGATCTTCAAAAGCAGTCTCTAGTGATTTTACAGCTTCAGGATTAAATCGGCTTAAGGTGCTATTCCCTGCTTCTGTAGTAGGTTTATCTGAAACAAGTTCTGTTTCTAATGCTCCAGCCTTCCTAATATCATCTAGAGTATAACCTTTAGCTTTTAAGTCTTTAGCTTTTTCTACAACCTTAGCTTGATTATCTTTAGCTTCAGGATGAGACTCAATCGTGCCTTCTTTTGTTTCTACTTTTCTCATTTATTACACCTACTAAGGGTTTAAATCTATTACAGGAGCGCCACCATCAGCCCTTGGAGTCGTACTATCTGGCCTCATGCTATTACCCATCATTGCTAAGTTAGCTACAGAATTAAACGTAGAAGCTTGCCCTGCATATTGATTAGCTTTAGCCATATTCTGTGCAATACGAGTTTGAAAGAAATCCATTTGATTTGAGAACTGCATATTCCCTGCTGTAAGAGAACCTACGGCACTGTACCCACCTTGAGCTGCACTACTCTGTAATGTCCCTCCAGTAGCTGCTCCTTGAACTATCTGTGCTTGAGCTATACGTTGTTGTCTTACTGCTGCCATTTGCTCTCTAGCTTGCTGCGCTCTCCTTACACCCTCTTGGTTACGAGCCGCTTTCTTCTGTTGTTTACGTGACTTTTCTCCCGCCACAATACTACCCACTGTACCAACAGAGGCTACCACTAGAGCTGTTACTCCAAAAGTCATTTTAATATCTCCAATAGTTCTTTTTTATCTGTAATAATATGCCTGTTTGCCACTTCTTCGGTATCAGTGCAGTTATCTAAATTTAAATGTACAGTAATCCAAGTACAGTCCGTATCAGCATATACACATCTTTTAGCGTGAGGTGTAGAAGTAAATACGAAAGGAGCTACCGCTTTAAATTCACCATCTTGACTTACTATCGTACTTGTACCTTCAGCTAGAATAGTAAAATGAGAATACTTATGCATCTCGCCTACGACAGCTACTCCTTCAGGAATAAACAAAGATCGTAGGTACATACCATCTGCAAAATAATGGATAGGCTCTAAATCTTCTTTTGTAAGTTTTTCATCTTCTGGAATTTCCTCAATAGCTTCTTGTAAAGAAAAAGCTTTTTGTAAAATAGTCTGGCCTTCTGCAAACTCCATCATTTCACTAATCACATTCTACCTCTCATGGTATAACCTACGGAGTACCCTAAGAGTTGCATATCTTTTTCTGGCTCTGCTTGAAATACAAATTGAACAGCATCCCCATTACCACGAATATTAAACTTCTTAGAGATAAGACTTTCACCTGTATCAAATGTATAGGGGTAATCATCTGGTATAAAACCTCTTTGCATTGGTTTGTATAACTGCATTGCTTTACCTCTACCTTCACCATTCAAGATACCTGTGTACTTCCCGTATGCTGCACTCTTATCAAAATCCCAACGAGCTTGAAACAAACAAGCACTAGGATAATCAAATACATAACTATCTGCTTCATATCCTGTTATTGTTGTTTCTGTCTTTCTGAAAAATACTTTAGCTTGTGACACAGCTTTCTTATTAGAAAACTTACCAAGTGTTTCATAACCAGTAACAAGATAAGCTTCTTGGTCTGTACCAAAATCTTTAAATACACGATTAACTCTAGAAGAGAATGAGTACGTGACATTAGTATCAGTTTGAAGAGAACTGGGATAATATAAAGCATTAGCTATGGTAAATGGCATACGGAGTTTGTAGGAGGCACTAGATTGCTTTTGAGGATAGAATGCACCTACAGTTGTATCTAGAACTAAACCTGCACCTTGTGTCTTAGGAAGCCACCATTCACATTGTTTAGTACCTGAGTTATATACGCCTTGAGCGCCTTCTCCTGCAAGAGTAGATAAGTAATAAGAACGTATGGATGTTTCTGTAATATCTGTAGCATCTGCTGTATTAAATTTATTCACAGAAATTTTCATAATAGCGTTATTAGAAAAGTAATAGATATTATTATCTGCTACTACAATACTTTTAGCACTATCTATACCCCTGTCGGTAATCTTTTCTACATTAAAAGATGTAGCTTTAAATCCTCCATCAGGGTTGTAGATATACCACACACCATTACCAGCAAAGATAAGAACACCTGAACTATAAGATTGCATAGCCTTGATACGTTGAGTATCTTCTAGCTCTATTACACCTCCATCTGTATCTAGTAAATCTGGAAACTCACTGCTAGTCGGGTCATTTTGTTGATAACACCTACCTACATCACTGTCAGTTTCTACTATTTGAGTGAAGTACACCATACTATCTACAGCGTAAAAGAATCTCCCAAATGCACTAGCACAGGAAGTAGGGTTCTTAAAATTCTTCTTAGGGCTATCTACCGCCATAGTATCCTCTTATCTCTTTTAATATCATTATTCTGGATCTAGAAATTCATCAAAGGGTGGCTTGTAAGGAGGAATACCACCACCACCAGAAGGAGTATCAGGGTCTTCAGGGTCTATAACATCAGGCTCATCTGGATTATATGTAGGAGTTCCTGAAAAGTTTATAGTGCCTATAGGAACTAATGTTGTGCTTGGCGCACCATCTTCTTCAGGATTAAGTAATTTAGCATCTCTGTTAAAATCATTAATGTCGTAAACATAATGACCTCTCCCTGCTTTACTGTTCCCGAAGTTAGCCCCTTTAACATCTTTGGATGAGAAGACTGTATCCCCACCTTCATCTATAATAATTCCTACAGAAGCTACTTGTGCATTACTAGGATAGACTCCTGTAAAATCTTTAAAGGCAGTTGTTACAAGTTTTTCTGTTTTGTTATCTTCTAAATCTGCTCTTGTAAGATGCCAATCAGCATTAAATAAATTGTACTTATGGTTGTCTGAAAGATTAATAGGTTGCTCGGATATTTCTAGACCATCATCTACTAATTCAAAGTCACGTACATTTACCTTAACACTGCTAACAAAAATTTCTTTTGTAAGTTCTTTGTACTCACACATAACAGGGTTAGTACCTTGGTCTGTAGTAATAACAAGGAAGTTAGTTGTTTCAGCTATTTGTGTTTTTACTACAGCAGAAGAAATTGCAACCTCTGCTATAAATGTAAAGTCATCATCTACCGCATGAAAACGAAGTTTGGTTTGTGGTGTGTCGTCTGTAACTGTAACACATACTAAAGATGGGCCTCTCCAATAGAATACATTTTCTACAGCAGCAAACCCTCCAGTAATAACAAAAGGAGTTACTAAATCTTGGAAACCTAAACGTCTTTTACGAATCAATCCATCTTTATTAATTACAAAATTTAATTCATCTGATGTGAAACTTTCAGGAAAAGCAAGAGCTGAAGTTTCGGTATTTAAACCTTTGATTAAAGAAAGATAATCTTTTTGTCCTGAAGCCCTCATAACTAATCCTTATACTTACCCATTAAAAACTTCTTAATGGCACTAGGTTGTTTATGTTTATCTGGAACTTCCAAATTGTTTACTTCTGCCCACTTCAATAAGTCTGCTTTATTATTTAAGCTTTCTAAATCTGCACTCTTTACAACAGAGGATGCAGGGGCTTTTTTACTTAGCTCGTAAAGTTCCCAAGCTCTCGCTGCTTCACTCTTTCTAATAAAGCATCCACTAAGTGCTTCAGCAACTTTACCACTTCGACTCCACCTATAAAAACCATCAAAGATTAATTTGTAATCAGTATCCATTATTCGCCATGACCTCTAGGTACGTAACTTCCACTTAGACCTTTCCTTCCATAAGAAGCTTTACTACGGCCTTGTCCTAATGTACGGTTGTCTTGTTGAAGCTTTATTTTCTTAACTCTTGCTCTTTGAGCAATCATTCCTATAGGTTGTTGATGAACTAAAGTAAGAGCTTCATTAAGGAACATATCTAAATAAGTTTCAGATAAGTGATTTGGGATAGGTATTTCAAAAACATCTTCTTGTAAAAAGACTTTTTCTTGAGAACCTACGAATCGGGTCTTACTTGCTTGAAGGGTAGTATCGAATTCGTTATTATAAGAATCGAATACAACATAAACATTATCAAAAGAAGTGAAATAAGTAGGAAATTGGTTAGTTTTAATAGGCATTCTATTATCATTGTAACCTTTTACTATTATAGAGTTTGTTGTATTTGAATGCAACGTATGCTCCACAAAATCAAGAGGAGGTAAGTACGTCATTAATTTGTAATCTAGTTCACCTGCTTTCTTTGATACGTTGTACCAAATTTTACTTTCTTGTATTTTCTGTACCTTTTTAGGTAGCAGCATATAGTTAGGACGAGTTATATCTGATACAGATTCTAGAGATAAATCATCCATAGTAAATAGAACATTGTCGTATTCTTGCACCATTTGGTAGTACACACGTTCTGCTATTTTAGCTACTTGTTGAGACTCATCCGTATCAAATATACTGTCTACATAAAAACCACTTGTTGCATCAAGGTACTCTTGAACAACCATTAACAATGTTCTTCTCATTTTTTATCTCCAAGGAACTTTATGAAAGGGACTCCTAAGAATCCCTTTTAAAAATTACCTGTTAATTAGACAGGCGTTGCTAGAGTAACCAATGCTTCAGGACGTTTAAGCGCGAAGCCATAACGACAAGTAGCAGACCATTCATCACGTTTCAGGTTAGTGTTACGGAAGAATTCAGTCTCAGGACGCTGACGGATAACACCCATGAACGGCATTGAAGTGTCATTAGCCATAGACATTGCAACACAACCTTTACCAGTAATTGCACCACCACCCGTACCATCACTTTTGGCAAGAGTCTCAGCAGTAATAGCTGGCAAGTTGTGACTTACCATGATGTTAATACCAGCAATGTTACGAACAATATTAAGCTTATCACCAAAGCCAGTTTGCACTAGACCTTGTACATCGAAGTTAAACTGTGAACCATTAGTTACTTCAGTGATGTTTAAAAGCTTATTAAGTTCGTACTCGGTTTCAGGAGTAACTATTAACATACGATTTTCGGTAGGGATATAAGCCTTATCGAAAGCGTACTTGATGAACATAATGTCATCAATAGTTATAGCACCACCAGTGCCACTACCTTTCATGCGGTGAGGAACACCACCAATAGCATTGTTATTACCAAGAGTCTGAGAGTTAGCTGTAGCTAGAACAGCAGTCTCCATATCTGTAGCCATAGCAATACCAGACTTGTGAACATTCTCTTGATAGAATGCTTCTGACTGATGCGCATCTTGCTTCATACGGTCTGTTACAAAGAAACCATCCTGCTTATAGGCAGTAACAGTAAGGTCTTTACGAGAAGTAGTCATACCGTCATAGGTAATCTGAGTATTCTCTGTGTAATCTGTAACATCACGATCTGCCGTCAAGGTAACATTAAGAGTGTCACCATCAGGGAAGATACCTGTTTTGTCATCGAACAAAGGACGACCAACTAACCAGTCATCGAACTGCTTCTCTAAAGAAACTTGATATAGCTCTTGACGAACTAGGTTAGGGACTTGTGCATAAGTAAAATTTGACATAATATTTTCTCAGTTAGAAAGTTAATTTAACACCTTGTTTCTCTGCAATCTTACGATAGTTATCTATAGCCGTATTAACACGAGAGCGGTCATTAAAACCACGCGAAAAGTCTAGCCCAGATTCTTTCTTCTGCGTAAAACCAGATACAGAGTTACTAGGGTTATAAGTTGTTTTGGGTTGTTTATCTAAACCAAATAACTTTTTAAAGCGTTTCGGATTAGCCTGTGCCTCTTTGATAATGTCTTCATCAGACATACCTAAGTCCTTAGCACTTTCACGAAGTTTCTCCTCAAAAGAATCTCCATATCTCGCTTGTGCAGCTCCTATACTTTCATTCTGGTTTTTACTAAACACTTCTTGTTGTTGGGAAGTGCTTAATGACCCCATAACTTCTTGTAGTAGTTGCTGTTTAAGCGTTTCAACGTCCAACTGAGGGGTTGTCTCAGTGGTTTGACTTGGCTGTAATTCATTCACAGGGGATTCCTCTTTATTTTTTAATTGTGATAAAGCGTCTTCCAGCTTTGTACTTTGGTTAAGTTTAGCTTCAAGTTCCTGAATTCGAGCTTCCATCGTTTTAGTCTCATCAACCTTATCTTTGATAAAGTTCTGAGCAGATTGCCAAGATTGTTGAGCTTCTTCTGTGTTGTTAAAAAGACGCTCCTTACCTTGACTATCTGTACCACCAAAGAGTGGTTTAACCTCTTCCTGAGATTCTGGCTGGTTAGCCTCCAAATTTTCTTTTACATCTGGGTTAGATGTTTGCATTCTTAATCACCTTAATGTTGTTTACTTTTACCGAACCAACCACTACCTTTTAGTTGGAAGTTTGAGCTTCTTATTACTTTGTGCATACCTTCGGCACAATCCTTACAAACTACTTCTGGACTTTCTGTCATACCATGTACAACCTCCTTATCATATTCACATTCGTAGCAGTGATAAACATACGTAGCCATTAGACTTTCCAATCTAGCTTTTTTATCAACTCTCTTAATAATCTTCTTTGAGCTTTATTTTTTATAGATACATAAGAGAATTGGAATTTTGAAATAAAGTCATTTTTAGATTCATCTTCTTTTACTAATTTTTCTACAGAATCCTCTAAATGGATTATAAAAAGTTCTGTAAAATTATTTTTATGCCACCTTTTATAACGTTCAATATCTTTTTTCTTTTCTTCTGGATTCAAAGCACTAAAATGCTCTGACATAAAAGAAGGTACTTTAAAGCTCATCCTCTTCCTCCATCATTCCCATCTCTAGACTAGTTGGTTGTGAACTAGATTTAACCATTTCTTGTTCAGCCATCATTTGTTTCTCTTGCATTTCTAGATTCTCATCTATAGAAGCAAACTTGTTAATAAATGCGTATTGATCGAATCCATATAAACTCTCGACTGTCTTAGCCAAGTTATATGTATTAATATGAGGAGCTACCATCTGTGCAATGTTTGTGTTAGTTAACTGTGTTAAACCTTGTAGCTGTTGTAACTGTCTACTAAAACGTCTACTACCCATTGGGAGTAACTTACCATTAGCACTAAGGTCTTCTTCTGTAATGCTTGTAGTAAGTAAAATACCTTCCTCATCTTCTTCTAGAACTTTAATAATACTAGAGAAGTTATCCTTAGCTATTCGCATCTCAGCTTGTACAAGAGGCTCTAACAAGTCTTCTTCTACTTGAGATACTTTATTAATAAATCCTCTAAATGCACCGTCATTAAGACTCTGTACTTCTGTAGCAGTCTTTTCTCCTGCTGTCCTAAAACCAGCTAACTGTTGAGGTAGTCTTGCACTTGTACGGGCTAAGTCCCTGTGCATCATTATCTGGTTATCAAAAGTAAGTACAGTACTGTCAGGACGAATGTCTGAAACACTTCCACCTTCAGGCATAATGTACTTCGTATGACCTGTTACTTCGTCATATATCTCTTCTACATCACCAACATAAGACCTATCTGGATAAATGAATTTGTCAATAGCATCATTCTTACCATTCTCCCTGTGGTTAATCATGTAGTTGATCCCCACAACTTTATCTAATGGGCCTTGACTCCATAGATTATCAGGTCGTGCAGTCCATCCACCTTTAAATATAGAAGGCTTAATTTCTTGCTTATCTAATACAACAGTATCTTTATCAACAATAACAATACAACGTTTCTTATAAACCTCTGTTTCTACTTCATCAAGGATGTCTCCGTAAAACCAAAGTAACTCTACGTAACCAGAACTGTAGTACTCATCTAAACTACCAAAACCTTGTGGTACATATTGCTTTTCTTTATAACGTTCAGCGTAGTCTCTAAAACCTCCTGTACGCCTCTGTAAGAGACTCTTAGTTTCTTCTGGAGTTATCACTTTATCTTCGTCAGAAATACTCTCTAAGAACTCTACAAGCTCTCCTACTGATACTAGACTACGTACTATTTTAGGAGCTTTATTAAAATCAGTATATGTTGGGTTAAATACAATATCAAAAGGACTAATTCGTTTAACTGCTGGCCCTGAATAACCTGATACGTATCCATCTTCTGTATCCGCTGTATCATTCTTATAATAAGCTTGAGCAAAACAATTACCATAACGTACTAAGTCATCAATCACTTTACGCATTTGGATGTTAAAGCCATTAAGTGCATGACACTGTTTTATATAACTTTGAACTTTGCCTCGTAATTGCTTTGTAATTGCATTAATCTCAAAACCTTTCCATCCTAACCAGTCTTCATGTGGAAACATTGTACTGTAGACAATAGCTAAAAGGTCTTCGTGTAACTCTGAAAGAATAGGAAGGTGTGTCTTGTGGTCAAAATTGTCTCCACCTTCTAACATGCTTGTATCTGTAGCAAGTAAATAGTTATCTATTTCTGCCCATAGAGCCATAGCTGTGGTACGTGACGAATTCCACTCTTCCCAGTAACTAGCTATATCACCAGCTAAAGCAGCCTTGTTATTATAATTAAGGGTAATCAAGCTCTTTTTCTCCTACTAAGAAATCGGTTAGAAGCATTAACAACAGTCCGTTCTCTTTTATTTGTTGCAAATTTAGGTTTGGCTAGTCGTTTACTATTACTAACAGCTATCCATACAGCATCTTTTAAATCATCGTGCGGTGGCTTTGTTAAGTGAAGTTCTTCTTCTAACAATCTTGTGTACCCACCTTTCGTATGGTAAACACTTTTATTTCTGTAAAGAGGTTCAAATAACTGAGAGTTACGTTCTTCTTTTGTACCTTCTCTCTGGTTCTTATGTTGATGTTTAACTACCAACGTATGACCTGCTCTTCGTATCTCGTCTTGAATGAAATTAGCTACTACAGCACCACCAGCATTAGTCTCTACTGTTACTTCTCGGAAGTCCCAATACTCATGCATTGTAATAAGCTTCTCATAATATATTTCTGCCTTAGCTGTTTGGAATCTTTGAAGGTCTAGTACGTATAAGTACCCTTCGTTATCCCAAGCTGTTACTGCAATGGATGTGTAATCTCGTTTAACTTTACGAACACCACTGCCTTCACTAAATGCTAAATCCATACCACAAGCTAGTTTTAATTCTTTATTTCCGTAGAACCACCTGTTCTGCCTTTGCTCTAACAGATTAGGCTGGAGGTACATGAAACAATCTCTTGTAATCTTTGCTTCACTAGCCGCATTAGGGTCATTGTAGTACTGTGAGTAATACAGCTCTAAGTTAAATGCTTCAGACTTCTTTTTACTTAATTCTGTCTGATTAAAACCGTACCAATTACTATCTGGCATTTTAGTTCTAGGCCATACAAAGTCACCTGTACCATCGTATCTTTTACTAGTTTCTACTTTACGCTCAAACCACTTCCATAATGGACGAGTCTCGGTGACAATACCTTCATCATCAAATATCTCGTATTCTTTTTCTTTCAAGGCTGCGTATAAATCATTATCTCCGTATCTTGTTCCTACCATCCACTTAATACTTCCTGTAGTGGCAATAGAAGCATACGACTGATAGACTTCTTTTATATCTTCTCGTTCAGCAGCACTACGGTAATTCTCGTTAGTAACCAAATCATCAAAGATACACATCTTGTAGTGCGCCCCTGTGTTGGTACTCTTAGCACTTGTAGCAGCAACTGTTGGGTCTTTCTCACTACGAGGTCTCTCAGGGTGGTCTACAGTTATTTCTGTTTTAGTCCAAGTTCCTAAAGACCTATGGTCGTATTCTTTAGTTCGAGGGTTAACTTCGTAGTTAAGCATCTCAGGCCAAAGCTCTCTGTAGGAATCACTCTTAAATATATTCTTAATAACTGTCAACTGTCTTTCAGACAAAGTTGGGTTAGAAGATACATATGTAACAGTAAACCAAGGGTATTTAGTAATAGCCCATGAAGACGCAACTGCTATACAAAAAGACTTCTGGTGGTCACGAGGTATCAATGCCGCAGCATTATCGCCTTGACCTGTTTCCATTGCTTCTTCTAGAGACCTCTGAAAGAAACGAAACATCTCTTCATGAACTTCTCCAAAGTACCTACTAGGAAACATAACTTGAGCATAAAAGAAAAGGTCACTCTCACAATCTTTCTTTAGTTGTTCAATACTCATTTCTTTCCAAACTCTTCGCCAAGAATCTTATACTTCAAGATTGCCATATCCGAATGTATATCAACCATCATCCCTGATATTACTTTTACTTGGTTGTCTACTTCTGAAAATCTATCCATAAGAGGAAGAACTATATGTTCTTTAATTTCTCTTTTGTCGTAGTAGTTTTTATTTAATTCCATTTCTAAATTTATAATACTTTTTTCAATGTCTGCTTGTTTCTTTGAAAGGGACTCACTCTTTTTCTCAAGGGAGTTAAAGTAGCTTTTTGCAAAGAAAGTAAAAACAGCTAGAGCTGGAATCCATAGAAATTTAGCTAAAGTACTAAGTTCCATTAACCAAATTCCTTTTTCTTATTTCAGTTGCAATATTACTTACATTGCTCGCTTTAATAGTTGGTACTTTCTTTTCAGGACGACCTGCACCTTTCGTAACTTCCTTTTTAGTAACTTTGTCATATATTTTCCAAGCTGCTTGAGTATCACCATCAGCAATAGCATCCAGAAGAACCCTTTTAGCAGCAGATTCGTTAGACTTCTCTTTTTCTTCTCGCCAGTCATTGAGTCCTGTAAAGTTACTGCCATTCACTCCTCCTGTTTGAAACCATTTTTCTTTACAGAGTTTTTGCCAATGAGTCCAACTATTAAGGAGAGTCATAGCAGCATCATATTCATCCACACTGTCCCTATACACCTTTGCGAAGCTAACGTACTTATTACCCTTGCGAGAGGTATAATCATCAGGACGGAGTGTATAAGGTGCTTCTGGATTGTTAAACTCATAGAACAAACCTTGAGTTAAATAAATACCATTTGAACCTTTGTACATCTTCTTACTCCTTATGTAATATCGCCAGTGACATCCCAACCTATACTAGTCTTGGTAAGTATCATTGCTGTCCCTGTAGTTAACACTTGTGGATATGTTACATTACCATTAGGAGTATAGAACGTTTGAGTATTAGTCTCTATTGTTATAGCTCCAGTTGCATTTCGTACCCTGTTAACCAAAACTCTGTCACCCGAAGAGAAAGTCGAACTATCTAGTATATAAGTTACTGTACTAGCACTCTTTCTATTAAGATATGTGTTTGTAGCTTGTCTAGTAAATGTTTGCGCTGCAGGGTCATCGTAAGTAATTTGAAAATTAACTTCTTCCGAATCATTAACAATAACTGCCCACTCATCATTTGCACGATTTACTAATCTACATCCTTTCCATTGAGCTGGTATAGAGAAAATTCCGTTATCTACACCGTTTAGTGTTACACCAACAGGAGCTTGTATAAAAGTACCACCCACGCCTAGTTGTACTACTTGCATTACCGTATTTGGATTAAAAGGAATACTAGCAAAAGTAGGAATAAATAAGGTATTAGGATTAGGGTTATCCATCCATATAGTCTTACCTGTATCATTAAATTCTAAT